TAACATGAAGAGTGTCTTCACCAAGAATAGCAGTATAATTATCTTTTACAATTTTTGTCACGTTGGTTCCGTCTGGGTGGATTTCATTGAACGTGCCTGATTTGTGATATGTCTGAATACGCTCCGATCCGGGTGTATCATCAAATTCCTGAATGTGACCAGACTCAGTTTTTCTCACATGATTGAAGGGGTACTCAGTATTGTAAGGTGTGACTGGCTCTGTCTCGCTCTGAACAGCACCAAAACCAACCGGATATACAGTTCTGTCGATGTTGTCTCTTTTTTCTTGAACAATTGTTTGTTCAATTTCTTCATTTCTTGCTAAACGATCAACACCGCTTTGTCCCGGCTCAAGAGGATATTTTCCCGTAGGATCATAAAAGCCTTCATTTGCATTTGCTTGTTGAGATTCAATACCGGGAATCGTGCCAAAGAAGACAGGGAATTGTGCATCCTCCCCATCACGGAAGAAACCAACCACCCAAGTTCCCTCGACCGGACCCACGGGTGCGTCACCAATGCCACTTTCAGATGCAGATGTAATTGGTGTGACTGGGTGCGCCCAAGGAAGATCGGATGTAGGTAAAGAGTTTTTATCTGCGGTATGATAACCAAAGCAACGGACTTTGACCCTACCTAGTTTGAGCGGATCATTTCGGTCTTCAACAACACCTTGAAACATGATCATATTATCCATTTAAGTTTCCTGTATTTACTACGTCTGGCACAGGTGTGCCTCTAAAGTTTCTCACACATTCAAGAGATGTTTTCATTTCAACTTTTCCATCAGGGGGAAAGTAGAATTTATTATGGAGGCTTTTAATAAGATACAAGCCAGTTTTTTCGTCGTCAAACTCCGATTGCTCAATAGAGAGGTCTGACTCATTTTTTGTCAAGATTAAAGCAACCGTGGTTCCTGCCTCAAGAGTAGAGTCACCGGGAACAGTAAATGAGATCGCAGTATCGGAGTGTGTGAGATAATTTATTTTTGAATATGGATGAGTGTCTGCGATGTCGGTGCTTGTGTTTTGGCTTTGATCAATATTTTGCGACTGTCTATTAGAAATGTAAACCATCGCAGCAGAGTTGTTCAACGGTGAACTCGTTTCAATAATTGGTCTTTGTGTCTCAGCGTCCTTTGTAGGAACGGGAGATTCTGTATACGAAACTGCATCAGTACCCCATGCTTTTTGTGTGGGATCAACAATGACCTGTAATCCGCCGAAACCTCCACCTGAAATTTGTGTTGGTCGATCAAATCCTCTTGGAAAAACGACATCTCTCATTACATGGTTTTCATATGAGTATTCATCCATACTAAAATTAGCACGATCAACTTTTGAGTCAACATAGTAATGGTTTGGATTTGGTTTTTGATTAAACAGTCCGGGTAAACTTTTGAACTTAAAACCAGTACGAGTTTCGTAAAAAACATAACCACTAAATTTATTATCATCTTTTGCACTATAACTTTGACTTGCTAAAGTTTGAATGTGTTCAGATGGTTTCTTGAAGGGCAAAGCGTATTTTGCGATACCGGCAGTAGGCTCAACCAAAACTTCTTTATTGTAATACTCTTCACAAATATTTTCAACAATCTCCGCGTTCGTTCCCTCGTATGATCTACTCAGTTTTTGATTGAGGTCTGTGAAACCAGTAGGAGACAATAGACGAAGTTGAATGATGTCATTTCTTTTATCTGTTCTGGTGCGATTGATTTGTGAAACAATTTGAAGGTTGACTTCTTTTACATTACCAGTGTCAAGGGGTGTTTTGTAGCGAACAGAAATGATCTCTCGACCTGTGATTGGCATAGTCCGAATCAATCCAACACCATCATCAATGACAATGTTTCCTATCATAAATGGACTAAAGATACTTTCAAAAAAATCAAGAGAAAGTAATTGACCTAAAATGCTAAGGCTACCACCACCGGCTGAGATGCGTACGTCTTCAATCGTCACCTGTCCCGGTCGTGAAACTACATTTAGGTTTTCGTTTGAGTTAGCCATTATTTTCTCACAAGAGTTTCAAATGTTTTATTAATTTTCTGAACGATAAATTTCTTGGGAATCAAGATCCTTCTTCTCTTGTTGTTTTCCCTTTGCTCAAATAGTTCATTAGTAATAACATATTGATCAATGTTTTCCATAGTTTGATAAATGTATCCACTCAGAAGTGTTTCTGAAAAATCAACATTATTATTCTCAAAGTTCGGTTCACCATAAGCAAACTGATTTCCATCACCATCTGGCGGTGTTCCCATCGGATTTAAGATGACCTTTTCACCATCAGATTTTTCTAATTCAAAATGATGCGGTGCGAATCGTGAGTCAATGACGCGAGCGACCTTTGCACGAATTGTTTCTAGAATTGTTCTACGTTTTACGATCACATCATCTGCTGCAAATGCATCACCGATTTGATTGAAGAGTTCAAGTTTCGTTTGACCATAATCAACTCTTTTGATGAGTCCTCGTTGTGTAGTATTGTTAAATTTTTCTACACCATCTTCAAAGTATCTCGACGCAATTGTGTCACCCTGTTCAAAGAAACCATCGTTTGAGAAAAATGGCAAGTTATCCTCCCTGTCGGCAGGAGCAATAAAGAGTGCTTGACCCTCATATTTTTTTTCAACGTATTTTTCAAATGAATTTCTTGAAAGTGGGAACGTGTAGAAGGGATCAATTAAAGTATTATACAAAATAATTATCCAGTGCAGATTTGGATCTTGGAAAAACTTTTGAGAAACCATGTCCGGTGTTTCACTGTCTTGGATAAAATACTCATCGTAATTTGAATCTTGTAAAATACTTTCGTCTGTGAAAATAACTCGACGAAGAACGTCTTTAACTTGAGAGATCGTTCCATCTGTGTCTTGATAAATTGTTCTTGGAAATTTATTAAAGTATGTCATTAGAATCCTGCCAATACAAGTTGACGATTAAGAAGAATCGCTTGAGAGAACTTAAGATTAATATTGATCTGACAAGGAACACCGTCATGGAAGAAAGCAGACTTCTCATTTGGTGTGTAATTAAGAGTCACATCCTCAAGGAACGCCCTACCGATTTGCGGAATGTTTCTATTAAGATCAAAGTCACCACCCTCTGTTTTATGTAAAATCTCAACCTCAAATTCGTGGGGTGCGAGAAGCATCTGTCCAGAGATTGATAATTCGGGAAGCATGTGAAATCGGAATGCCTCAATAATATTTAAAATAACATTAGCCTCGTCTTCACTTCGGGGTGCTAACATAAATTCAAACGCAAAACTTTTACGATTAACATTTTGGAAAAGAGATTCAAGTCTTGGGTTTTCAACAATTCCATATCTTGCTGTGAAGTAGTTTGCTAAGTCAGACTCCTCCATGCCCGGAATTAGCCCGGCAAATTTACTTAGTTTACCCACACCTAATAGTTTGAGTTTATCTGCGGCTGCTTGGAAGTTGCCCGAAAATGCTTCAACGACAGCGTTAAATCCTCCAGCCGATGCCTCGGTATATGCAACAGAGTCACCGAATTGTAAACCAGTGGGACAATACAAATAAATTTCTTCAAGTTTTTGATTTCCCGCCCGTGAGAGCCGGACATCACTAGAGATTCTTTCAACAAATTTTCCAAGTTCCTCGTCTGTGGGTGACTGATTTGATCCTCCTGCTAATTGACCAATAATGCCTCCACCAACTGCGGTATTAGATCCTAGTCCGTAGGCTCCTCTTGCAATACCAGAGTTATTGTCGGGTGTTTCTTGACTGTCTACGTTGTCATCACCAAAAGGTAAACCAATCTCCGCTCCGGTTCCCTCAATAATTCTATTGTCCTCACCAACGTCACCAAATGCGACAGCATCTTTTCTTAACTCAACTCTTAATTGTGATGACTCTCGCTTATATGGTGCAAAACGAATAGCAGCACTCTGACGATTAGATTGGGCTTCATTCAAAAGATCGACAGGGTACACAAGAGGCAAGTCTCCACCCCTGAATCTAGGGCTACCCCCTGACCGAAATTTATCTCTACTGGAAAAATATTCGCTTGAACCAATATTGACACTATTTACACCGCCACCAAAACCTTGGCTTTGAAGCGGATTTGTCGTACTTCCTTCTGGTTGATTTGGCATATCTTCTCCTAAATAGTATGTATGGCGTATAGAGGCAAATACCAACCAAAGAATCCAAGCAAATATTTGGGCGATCCGACAAAAATTACATACCGTTCTTTGTGGGAACGAAAGTGTATGCTTACATTTGATGATAATCCAAATGTGATTCGCTGGGCTTCCGAGGAGATCGCCATTCCTTATATGTCACCCGTTGACAAAAAGAGACACAAATACTTCCCTGATTTCATTGTTGAAGTTAAAAACAAAAAGGGTGATATTGAAACCTTAATGATTGAGGTCAAGCCTCTCAAACACACCAAGGTTCCAAAGAAACCAAAAAGAATGACCCAAAGATTTATTAATGAAGCCAACACATATCTTGTGAATCAAGCGAAGTGGGAAGCGGCTTCCCTTGTCTGTGAGAAAAAAGGATGGAAGTTCAAGATTCTAACGGAGAAGGAAATCTATGGCAGATCGTAATCTTGAGGCTTTTAATACAAGGCTGAATGAAACTCTTGAAGACAGCAAAGACATTCGTATTTCTTCAAGTACGATTCGTGCTGTGCGTCCACGATCAATCCAAAAGTCTATCTTTGGTGAGGGTCGGGTGATTACCTTAAAGTATCTAAACCCAGTTGAAAAGGAAACCCTCCCATACTTTCATATTTTTCCAACTATCATCACGCTGAGTGTTCAACCGGAGCATATTACAGGAATCAATCTTTTCTATCTCCCAAGAAGATTTAGAAAATACGTTGTCGAACTTTACAAAAGAAGAATGACCAACGAACCTGAATTTCCACGATCACTCATGTATTACGACATGGTAAAAAAACTAAGGATTCCAAGGTCGGTTCTCAAACCAGCAATCAAAAAGTATCGCTTTGACCGAGCAGGTGCGGTTGCGATTGAATATGACTCGTCATTATGGGAGGAGATTTACTACGGAGACACGGCTGATTTTCTTGAAAAACAGTGGAGAAAGTCATCCAGAAACACAATTTATAGAAATGCAATTATTGAAATCATTTCTACGTTCATAGATATAAAGACATGACAAGTTTTAATTTTGACTCATTCAGCATAGAGGCTTTCAAAGCCACACTTTTCAATCGCGGATACCAGAGATCCGACCGATATATTTTCAATTTTCCTAACGAAGCACCTCTTGGTCTTAGATTCGCCTTAGCGGAAAACAATATGTCATTGAGAGAGTTCAATGAGCATATGAACAGACGAACAACAAAAGTTTCTCCTCCCTCACAATCACTCGCCACAAATAACGTTATGACAAGCGGTATTGACTACGAAAATCCATACAAACTAAACTTCAACGGAGAGTTTGAATTTACTTTTATTAATGATAATGAAGCCGCCCTGATTCAAGTTTTTAAATCTTGGATTGATACTATTTTTAATAAAACAACAGGAAAGTTTGAATACAGAAACGATTATATTTCGGATATTACGATTTCAGCAACAGATACAACTGGAGCGATTAAACACACATATTTTGTGAAAGAGATGTATCCCAAAACATATACGATTTCAGAATTTTCGTCAGACACAGCGTTACAGGAAGTTTCTGTCACGATGGTTTACAAATACTTTGATATTACATTTGATCCAGCGGCATCAGTGGATTCACCACCGCAAAGTGGTATTGACTTCCCTGATTTCGGTGGTGGAACAGCGTTCGCCTAAACTATGAAAGGATAAATTATGAGCATTCCAATTTTAAAAACACCAGAATATAATACGAAACTCCCGTCCGGTAGAGAGGTCGTGTATCGTCCTTTTCTTGTCAAAGAAGAAAAGGTAATGTTGACAATTAAAGAATCTAAAAATGTCAAAGACATCTTGCGTGTGATGAAGTCGGTCGTAAGTGGCTGTTTACTATCCGGTGCGAAGGTGGATGAGTTGACTTACAACGACACCGAGCATTTATTCATTCTCATGCGATGTAGATCAATCGGCGAGGAAGTTGAAATCACTCACAAGTGTAAAGAGTGTGGAAAAGAAAGTCCTGTCAGTGTTGACATCTCAAACGTTGGTCTTTCAAAGCCGATGCCAGAGAGTGACATTGTTATGCTGAACGATGAGGTCGGCGTGACCATCAAATCGTTGAGCGTGGATGCGATGACAAAAGTTGCAAATACTGTTGAGTCAGATCCTCTGGAAACCATCCAATACATTGTTAAAACTATTTTTAATAATGAAAGCGTCTATGAATTCAAAGACCTCAGCAAAGATGAGAAAAAAGAATTTGTTGAGTCGCTTTCATTGTCGCAAGTAAAAAACATCATGGAAAAACTTGAGGAATATCCCAGATGCTCTATCAAAGTTGATGTCACCTGTCCACACTGTGGAGCAAAAGAAACAATTAATGTGGAGGGACTTGAGAATTTTTTTACTTGAGCATGTCCCATGACTCATTACAGGGGCATATTCATACAAATTTTCACCTAATGTTTGATGCAAATTTGTCTATGGAAACAATTGAAAACATGGTTCCTTGGGAACGACAAATTTATATTGGTTTATATGTGAAGGAATTACAAAGAAAGAGAGAAGAGCATCAAAAGCAGATGCAAAGAATGAGAAAATAAAATGGCTGATAACGAAGACATTGCCAATATCATTTCATCACTCATGTCAGATAAGAGGGATGAGCCGATACCCGCTGATAAAGCAGGAGAGTCTATCGCTGTAAGCATTTCAGAGTCTCTTGGTAAGTTTTTCAATAGAATGAGGGGTATGGAGCAAATGTCTCCGGTCACACAAGTTGGTAATGAGAGTGTGATCACTGACACGGCTGAGTCGCCACTGATTTCTTATCTTAACACTGCCTTTCTTCCAGTCTTGACCAGTATAAAAACGGCTTTGCAACCACCCACAAAAGAAGAGAAAGAAGAAAATAGAAGAAACTTGGCGGACTCACTGACAGACGCTTTTCGTAATGTTTTGTTCGGGAGAGATGGGACAGAGGATGATGATGGTAAGAAACCTAAGAAATCCGAGGGCTTAATATCTAAAATTCTAAGCAGTCTTGGAAGTTTTGGTAGCATAGGATCTAATTTTATCAAAGGTGTGATTGGTCTAAGTGCCTTGGCAATTGGTCTTGTCGGATTTGCCTTCGGTCTTAAGAAACTCATGGAAGTTGTTGGTGTTGATTTCACAACTTTGATTGTGGCAACAGCGACGATTGCTGGATTCTTTTTACTTATTCGTCAAATAGGTAAAGACTTTTCACAAATAGCGAAAGGTGTCCTTGCATTTGGTATCGCTGTTGCTGCACTTTTTGGTTTTGCAGCATCCTTGCAAGTCTTTACAGAGGTTGATTTTCTTAAGGTAACTCTTGGCGGTGTCGCTCTTCTTGGATTTTCTAAAGTAATAGCAT